TGCGCTTGTTATTGTTGAAATTGCCATTATTTCCTGTTTTTACTTATATTTATATTAAGATGGTTCCGTTGGCCAGGTTATATTATCTGGATCTACTTGTTCTGTAATGTCCCTCAAATTAGTTCTGTAAGTTTTCCATTTTGTAGGAAGGTCACTTCCTTCATCTGATTCACTTGCAACTATAACTCTCCAATCTGTAGCTGCAATCTTTCTATCTCTTTCTGCTCTTACGTTTGCCCATTTATCTGCAAGGATTCTTGCATCCTTTGTGTCATCTTGTCCTACGAAATGGGAAGATACATATTGTTTTGGATCGTGACTGTTTCCATCTACATCTTTAATTTCTTCTGCATCTCTTTTACTAGCATAGTACTTGATGTTGTAAAATCTTCCTATTTTGAATGAGAAAGCTATATAATCATCAAGCTGATTCAGTCTTGCAAATACATCTTCATCAGTACATTCAACAATCGTATATCCTGTTTCACCACTCAAATCAACTTCAGGTGGATCACCAGAAGTAACAGAATCTAACCAAGCCCAGTATTCAGACTTGTCTAATCCTTTTACTTTTCTCCTGCATTGCCATTCAGTTTCCTCAACTTGTTGGAGTATATTTGACTTGTGTGATATATACATATTTTAAACCCTTGTTATGATAAAACGATTATACTCCTTAAAATGTAAAGACCTTCCTTTTATTTGTACATAATCACCTCTGTCAAGTTGTACGCTTGTAGTATTATGTCCCGACTGACTAGCAGGAGTACTTGCGTGAGATTGCACTTCTGAACCATTGACATATATAATAACTTGGGCACCAGCATCATTTTCAAACGCATTAGCCATAATATGATATTCTCCAGACACTAGACAAATAACTCTATCATATGCAATAGCAAAATCTTTATTCATATAATAATTTGGTGATCCACTGCCGTCTTTTCCTCTCCATTCGGTAGGTATATGGAAAGTGGAGGCGCTGTCACTACCTGTATCCCATGTTGTGATAACACATATCTTCCCAAGATAACTCACATCCCTAGTAACTTCATCCCAAGTCTTACCATCTGGAGTCACAACGAGGTTAGTCTGTTCCATGTTTCGATCACCTCCTACTAGCTCATGCAGGAATCGTGTTTCAAATGTTTGGTAGTGTGAGGATGTATGGATTGGGGAAACAAATTCGTAACTATGAGTATGTATCGCACCAGTAACACTAACACCATAATTATCGTAAATATTATTCCCCAGAACAGATAATGCTGTTGGATAATAAAATGAACCATCTGTAGCCCCAACTTTTGTTGTAGTGTCAGCAGACGAATGGCCAGTATCATTTGTGTACCAGCTTTGGTATCTAGCTGTCGCACCATAAAGATTCTTTACACAATTTGTACTAAATGAAGTGACTCTGGATAATTGTGTAGAAGAAGAAGTAGATGTGTTATATAACCCGATAACAGATGATGCCATTTGTAAAGTCCAAGCATTAGCACCATCATAAAATACATCCGCACTTGCCGCACACCTTCTAACTCCTTTACTAGAATATTGTATTCCTTCTGTAGTTTTTGCAACAAAATCTGCCATCAGCATATAATCTGCAATGACTACAGCATCCTCTGGAATAGGTGGCATCTTGGGTTGGTGGAAGGTAACTTCTTTCCAATAGGCATATGCGGAGGCACTACTTTGCGAAAATGAAACACCATCTATTATAACATAATCAGATGATGCCCTTTTTAATATATGTGTGCCATACGGCAAATTTTGAGCTAGGTTAAACCATTCGTCATTAGTTGAGGAACTTTGCCCCCTTACAGAAATTCCTGTTCCTATAAAAGTTATGTAGGCATCTACGGAGCTGTTCCAGCTTAGTGACCCCTGTGCTTGGAGAGCATCTGCAGCAGACATACTCGTAAGTCCATCATCCATTACATAAGCAATACCATCAGCAGCATTCAACATACTTGCATCTGCATAAGAACCACCTCCACCAGTATTTGCCGCACCATTCCCAAACTCTCTCCAATTGAATGTCTTTGCAACTTCTGCTTGTGAGTGGTCTATTGCATCATCACTAAAGATTGGAGTGTATGTAGCATTTGTTGCACTAGGAGTTGTTACTTCAGTAGTTCCTGCTACACCACCAGAAATATTCTGAGCATTCGGTGGCATCATGTTTACTGATGTCTTTATAACTCCAGAAGAGTCAACCCATTTTACAACTCTGCCACCATTGTAAGGTCTTATATTGTTAGAACCACTTATTGCCCATGATGCTGATGAGCCGGGTGCAGAAGACAATCCTAGTGATGTTGCAGTATCTACAACAGCAGAGTGAAGTGTTGTACTGTTGGTGAATCCATTGAACGGATCATAATGATGTGCAGCTGCAGCAACGGTGAACTTCTTTCCGTATGAGACTACATTCTGTGAGGGTATCTGGATTTTGGATTTGGTTGCAGTTGATGTGGTGTCTTGGGCTATTAGTTCGATGCCGTAACTAAGTAAATCATCTGAGGTATTACAGGAAACTTTTAATGTGTGTATTCCTAATGTAGCTCCTAGTCCCATATTAACAGATGATCCTGTGGCTACATATCTGCTACGTAATGGAGTGGTTACTACGGCAACCCCATAATTGCTTCCATCAGCAACGCCATCTAGTGAATAAGTGAATCCTCTATTAGCACCTGTATATTGGTTCCAGTTTGCATCTGAAAAATAACCTGTTATTTCAAAATAACTTGTTGCATTTCTATAAAGCATAATAGAAACACCATGAGAACCATTTCTGGAATGAACTGGATTAGATGAATCACCTATTTTCCCTGAAGTTCTTATCCATTCTCTACCGTCTACACTTGCTACATCTACACCATGTGTTGCAGTCTCCTGTTCCAGTTTTTGTATTGATCTAAATGTATGTCTCTGACTCCCAAAGTGACTACCGATTCTAGGGTCTTTGATGGGCTTGCTTCCTTTGATGTCTGTGTAGTAGTATTTGAAAGTATCAGATTGTGCAGTACCGTATGCTCCAGAGTGGGAAGTAGAACCATCTAACAGTTTTCCTGCAACTGCTGGTTGAAGAACGCCAGTACGAATATGAGGTTTCATCGCAGTTGATGTATCTACATTATCTACAGCTGTTGAAACTACATTCAACTCAGCTTGAGTTGCAACATCTGCAGCTACCTTTGCAGCAGTAATTTGACTGTCTGCAATTTTAGCTGTAGTAACTGCATTATCTGCAATATCAGCACTTGCGATGTCATCTGAAAATTCTGCTAATGTTCTTCGTATTGCCATTGTTTTTTATTATCTCCAACCTATTGAGGTTGCGTGTACTTTTGTGTCATAAACTGCTGATGAACTATGTGTGGTTATTTTGTAACACATAGTTTGGTCACTTGGTTGCCCTGAAATATCTAAATCATGGAAGGCTAGTATTCGTTTGTCTGTTCCCCAATCACCTTCATCGACCAATGTTCCCTGAGTAAAAGTTGTTCCACTATCTCTTGAAATCCATCCCTTAATGTGGGTATTTATAGTTCCAACTCCTGTACCAGCATCCTCTACAAGCATTACCATATCTGCTTTTGTTGGTATTGATTCTGCCTCTGTGTCTGTGGATTGAAGGGTTAAGTCAGTATAAGATAATGGATACCTAATTACTACCACTCCATTACCTCCATCACCTGTAACGTAAGAATATACAATTGAGTTATAAGTACCCGACTGACTACCACCACCACCCCCACTACCAGTATTATCAACTCCATCTATACCATCAAGAGCAGGGCCACTTGGGAAACTTGCAACTCCAGCACCATTACCACCACCACCTTTACCACCAATACCCAATGCCCATGCCCCACTTGCTGAAGGCCAACTAGGCCAAAAGGCTCCAGCACCACCTCCAGCTAACCATCTAGTACCACCATCAACCACACCTACACCAGCAGATGCTAAAACTAATGTTGAATTGGCAGCAGACAATCCCATAAGAGTATCACGACCAACACCACCATAACCTGCTGTATATCCAGCATCAACTCCTTCTCCTCCTGCACCCCCACCACCAGCACCAGAAGTATGAGAGGACGAAGATGTATCTCCTCCCTTATAACCTTGAACTGGAGAAGTTACTGGTGAAGAAGCACCACCAGCACCATTTGCATTATTACCATGACCTCCACCAGAACCACCAGGCTGACCTACATATTGACCCCCAATTGTACTTCCTTGAGAAGATCCACCACCTCCTCCAGCAGATGTAATTGAATTGAATGAGGAATTACCACCAGTTCCTCCATAAACAGATGTAGTTGCAGCACCATCTCCACCAGCACCAACTACAACAGCATAATTTTGAGCAGAAAGAGTTACAGTAGAAGCAGAAGTTCTATAGCCACCTGCTCCTCCTCCTCCTAAATATCTTCCTCCACCTCCACCTCCTGCAACTATGAGGTAGTCAACATCCAAAGAGCTTGGAGGAACAAAATTATTACCAGACTGTGCTAATAGGAATGTGTGAACTTTATATGTAACACCACCACCTGTGTACTCAGTTATTGTTCCACCAGTTGCAGAAGCTGCTCCAGCCGCATAAACACCAGAAGTTAAAGTCGCATTAGAAGAAGCACCAGCATCTACTCCTGTAGCATTTACAAATTCATCTACGATTTGATCTTGCAAGTTGTACTTAGCAAGTGAACCATTCGCTGCGGATTTGAAAGCGAGTATTGCTAGATTGGTTTGAGTCTTATCAGCCTCGGTTTCGATAGCATCCAACTCTGCTTGAGATGCCATATCTGCATCAATTCCAGCTGGTTGCATAAGTCCATCAGTACCTATTCCTGCACCACTTGCTCCCAATAGAGCTGCGAGTTTTCGTGTGTTAGTTGTTACTGCCATTGTTTCCTATTTCTTATATTTATAGTGCAAGGTAACGTACTACTAAACTAGAAGCGGTTGCCGGAGCACCCTCGACTAATGTAAGTGTCGTAGTACTGATTGTATAGTCAGTTGTTGGTATTAGACAAATTCCATTTAAGAGTACTAAGACATCATTCACTCCATAGTATCTTGTAGTACTAATTTGTTTTATGGTTTTGGTTGCGGCTGCAAATGAGTTATCAATAGTTGGAGCTCTGTATGTTGCATCGGTATAATCAAGACTTAATTTTGCATTTGTAATCGTTGCATCTGCGACTGTAGGAACTGAATTATTCTGAGTTGCTACATAATGTACTGTAACATTATTCGTTCCTGTAGGCGGAGCCCCTGTAAATGTAATTGTTGATCCAGAAAGTGTATATGCATTTCCTGAACCCCTCTGGAAAACACCATCCACGAATACTAAGATACTTGCTTGATTTGGGGGTGTCCTGACCAGACTGAAAGCGACTGTAGATGTATCTCCATTAAAATGTTCCACCAATGGAACGGTTGCATCTTCAGTAGTTGATGGGGTAAGTAATTGTTTTCCAAGATAGACTACAAAGACTCTTGCACCACTAGAGAAGGTGACTCCTGTGCCTGCAGCTGTTGCATTATTGGAAAGGGTTAATGTTCCGTTACTTGAGGTTCCTGCTGTTGCGATTGCACTTACAAAAGTATTTGCTGGTATCCCTGTTCCAGAAATTGCTGAACCTACATTAAAATTCGTAGTTGTAATGTTAGTCAGACTTGCAGAGTTGATAGTGGTATTTCCAGTTGCAGTA